AAGATGGTCGGGGACGTTCCTACGCCCGCTGGCGCGTGCGAACTGCCGGTCGCCAAGTGGCCCCCGATGCGGATCTCCCTATCGATCCATACGTGCTCGGTGTCTGGCTGGGCGATGGGTCCAACAACACGGGCCATATCCGCAACGGCGATCCCGAGGTCTGGGCAGAGCTCGAGAGACGCGACTGCGAGCTGGGCAGCCTTGCTCCCTCCCTTCAGGGCGTTACGGCAAAACGAATGCAGACTGTTCTGCGCTTGCGCCCGATGTTGCGAGCGATCGGTCTGCTCAACAATAAGCACATCCCATCGCAATATCTCGTTGCCCCGGAGCAGGCGCGGTGGGAGCTGCTGCAGGGCCTTATGGATGCGGATGGCACGGTGCTTGAGGATGGCCGGGCGATCTTCTGGAATACCAATGCTCGTCTGGCCGGCGATGTCCGACGACTGGCATGGTCGCTCGGTCGTCCCTGCATCCAGCGAGAGGATAGGGCGCTGCTTGGCGGCGTTGACCATGGTCCGAGGTTCGCTCTTGAGATTTCGTGCGACGCTCGCCACCCGGTGGTTCGGCTACCGCGCAAGGCACAGCGTCTGCGCTTCGATGCGAAGACTGCGGATCATCGACGCATCCGGTCTGTTGTGCCGATCGGCAATCAGCTCGTGCGCTGTATCGCGGTCGACAGCGAAGACTCGATCTTCCTCGCTGGTGAGGCCTACATTCCGACGCACAACTGCAACATCCCCTCCCGGTCGATCAACGCGGCGATCACCGAGCAGGAGTGGGATCGGGCTCTGTCCAAGATCGGCATCCCCGAGGACGAGCGGATCGACGTAGGTGTCGACGTGGCCTGGAAGCACGACACCTTCGCCATCGCCACGCTGTGGTCGACGACCGAGCCCAGGCCGCTGCGCCTGCTGGGGACGCCGGCGATCCTCACCCCGCCGCGGGATGGCTCCTCGATGCACCCGGATGAGCCGAAGATGGCCTTCGAGGCGATCCACAACCGCAACCCGATCGATGTCGCGGTCATGGACCTCGAGCGGGCCGAGGACATCGCGGCGTGGCTGGAGGACGAGCTGGGCATCACCGTGGTCGACCGACCACAGGGCAACGCCAACGCGGTGGAGGATTACGATGCCTTCATGCGTGACCTGCGCAACGGCACGCTGCGCCACACCGGGGACCCGGGCCTGCGCCAGCACGTCATGAATGCCATCGCCCGCCACATGCCGGGCGACAAGAAGCGCTTCGACCGCCCGAGTCAGTCTCGAGCTCGTCGCCGGCAGGTGGTCAGGGTCATCGATGCCCTCACGGCGGCGGCGATGGTCAATCAGTATGCCTCGGACTACGAGGCAGAGGGCGAGCCACTCCTGGCGTGGCGCTGAGATGCGCCTGACGATCGCCATGGCATGCGTTGCAACGGGGTTCGTGGCGATTGCAGCGGGGCTGACGGTCGAATATGGTCCATGGGCCCTCGTGGCGGTGGGGGTTGTCCTGATCGTCCTGGGGGGTACTCTGATCGACGTCACCCCAGAGCGGCGTAGGAGGAGACCATGACAAACCTCGTCAGGTGGGCCCGTCAAGGCTTGCGGGCGAACCCTCCGAGCCCATGGCCGACGCTCACCCTCGACCAGCTTCCCTACGCCTTCGGGCAGTTCACCTATCAGGGCCTGGGCTACGGCCCGGGGATCATCCAGACGCTCGGCCAGAAGCAGGAGACCGTCCAGGCCGACTTCCTCGGATTCATCAACGGGGCCTACAAGTCCAATGGGGCGGTCTTCGCCTGCATCCTGACCCGTTTCCTGCTCTTCTCGGAGGCTCGCTTCCAGTGGCGCCGGATGCAGAACGGCCGGCCCGGGATCCTGTTCGGGACCGCGGACCTCGACATCCTCGAGCGCCCGTGGCCGAACGCCACCACGGGCGATCTGCTCACCCGAGCTCTGGTGGATGTCGACCTCTCCGGCAATTTCTATGCGACGAGGGGACCATCGCGACTGGGGGGCTCGCGGATCATTCGCCTGCGGCCGGACTGGATCACGATCATCAAGGGCTCCTTCCAGGAGCCGGATGCGACGGCATTCGACCCCACCGCCGAGCTCGCGGGCTACATCTACCATCCGGGCGGTCCGGGGTCGGGCCAGCAGCCCAAGGTCTACCTGCCCGACGAGGTGATGCACTTCGCCCCGGTGCCCGACCCGGCAGCCGACTACCGCGGCATGAGCTGGATACAGCCGGTCCTCACCGAGATCAGGGCCGATGCCGCGATGATCGGTCACAAGCTCATGTTCTTCGAGAACGGCGCGACGCCCAATCTGGTGGTCTCGCTCGACACCGGCAAGATGGACCGCAACACCTTCAGCGAGTGGGTCGATCTGTTCGAGTCCCAGCACGAGGGCTGGCTCAATGCCTACAAGTGCTTGGCGGCCGAGACTGAGGTGGCGCTCTGGAATGGGGCGCGATGCCGAGCCGATCAAATCCAGGTGGGCGATCTGGTCGTCGCCTGGGACGACGCCGGGTGCCCATCGCCGGGTGTGGTGGTGCGTAACGATGTGCAGCCGGAGTCTCCGATGGTCACCGTGAAGACTGAACGGGGCCGGGTGATCAGGACGAACGATCGGCATCCCTTCCTTACCAACCGTGGGTGGATCGAGGCTCAGTCCCTGAAGCCCGGAGACCGGTTGAGAACGGGTCTAGGCTGGGGCCGTCCTCGTCTTCAGGACTCGGTTGACTCTGATACGGCGTGGCTGCTGGGCCTGCTGACGGGAGATGGGTGCCTCGTGCCCTCAAGCCCGACCGTGACGATCGCCGAGCCGAGTGTGGCGGCGCGGGCGAATCAGATTGCGACGATGGTCAGGCTTCCGTCGCGCCCACAGGCTCTCCATGACTACCGGATCACCGGCATCGCCGAAATGATCCGGTCGGCCCGGATGAACGGGAGGCGCTCGTGGGAGAAGCGTGCTCCGGATTGCGTGATGACGGCCAGTTGCTCGGTTGTCTGCTCGTATATCTCCGGCCTGGTCGACGCCGATGGCCATGTATCCGACCCCGGCCGGCGTTCATCGATGGAGCTTGGGATTACCAGCACATCGCTTGAGCTTCTGCGGGACGTTCAGCACCTCTTGGCCTCGCTGGGCGTCAATGCATCGGTTGCCTCGCCTCCCTCTATGGACGTCGATGCGAAGGGCGGTAAGAGCGGTGCTCCGCGCAGGCACTCGGCACATCGCCTGTCCGTCTTCGGCAACGAGCAGGCTCGAATATTGTCTGGCCTTCTGGACCTCGCCCATGCTGGAAAGGCTGGTCGATTGACCGAGTATGGCCAGCGTTCCTCAGGTCAGGACCGCTCGCGGTTCGACCGGGTTGCCTCGGTCGAGTTCGGTCCTCCCGAGCCGACCATCGGCCTCCAGGTGGATCCGCATCACACGCACGTCACGGGCGGTGTGGTGACGAGAAACACGCTCTACCTCGGTCACGGAGCGGACGCGAAGGTCGTCGGGACCAACCTCCGCGACCTCGATTACTCGGTGGTGCAAGGCCATGGAGAGACGAGGATCGCGGCGGCGGCAGGCGTCCCGGCGATCATCGTGGGGTTCTCGGAGGGCCTTGAGGCCTCGACCTACTCGAACTTCGCCCAGGCCCGGAGAGCCTTTGCCGACAAGACACTCCGACCACTCTGGCGAAACTTCTGCTCGAGTGCCGAGACGATTGTGCCGGCGCCGGGTGGAGCGATGCTCTGGTACGACGACCGGGACATCGCCTTCCTCAAGGCCGACATCAAGGACAACGCCGATGTCCAGCTCACCCAGTCCACGGCGATGAAGCTCCTGACCGATGCTGGCTTTGATCCGGACAGCGTGGTGGCGGCGATCACGTCCAACGATTTCAGCCAGCTTTCGCACTCCGGCCTGTACTCGGTGCAACTCCAACCCCCGGGCTCGAGCCAGAGCGATAACGTTCCCACACCCTCCGCTGGCGGCAGCGCCAACGGCAACGGATCCCAAGGGTTGGCATCCGCTGACCCGAGGGGCATACTTCCCAATGTCGACAACGCACAGCAACTCGCGAAGGCGCTCTTGGCCGCCAGGGCGGGCACCTAGACCAAGCGAGGCGCGATGGCAATCTCAAATGCTCCGTGGGACGGCTCCGCCGGCCGTTTCAGCGATGAGCAATACCAGCGGTCGTGTGTGCTCGACCGCAAGGTATGCGGAGGCGATATGGCCAGCGCGCCTCCCAAGACCCGCTGCTCTCTTCCTATCCGGGAGCCCAACGGCGACCTGAATCGCAACGGTGTCCACGCGGCGGCGGGACGAATCGGATCAGTGACCAACGCCTGCCCTGAGGCCATCTCGAGCGCAAAGGCGGCACTGCGCTCGGCCTACAGCCAGCTCGGCGAGGAACCACCGGCCTCGATCGGAGGGGACTCGGAGAAGAAGGAGAAGAAGCCCGATATGGAGAAGGCCGATAGCCTCGAAACGCTGGCTCAGATGTATGGAGCCGTCACCGGCGAGCCCCGCCACGGGAATGTGGCCATGCGGATGATGACCGGGCTTGACGAGATGGAGGTCAGGGATGCCTCCGGAGAAGAGCAGCAGCAGGGCTACATCGGAACACTGCACGGGCACTTCGCGGTGTTCGATCGCTGGACCGAGATCAACTCGTTTTTCGAAGGCCACTTCCTCGAGAGCCTTGCGCCCGGCGCGTTCTCGAAGACCTTCTCGGAGAATCAGAAGAACATGCGCTGCCTGTTCCAGCACGGGCGCGATCCATCGACGGGTCTAAAGCCTCTCGGGCCGATCCGCGAGCTCGAGGAGGATCAGAAGGGGGCCCGCTATGACGTGGGCCTGCTCGATACGCCGTACAACCGCGATCTGTTGCCGGGACTGAAGGAGGGCCTCTACGGCGCCTCCTTCCGCTTTCAGGTCATGGCCGAGCAGGTGCGCGCCAAGCCCGAGAAGTCCGATTACAACCCGGCCGGCATCGAGGAGCGCAAGATGACCGAGGTCAAGGTCCGTGAGTTCGGGCCCGTGACTTTCCCGGCCTACGAGGATGCCACTGCCGGCGTGCGCTCGCTCAATGACTGGTGGCTCGAGCTCGATCTGGAGCTCTTCGCTCGGGCCCACCCGGACGCCTACCCGGCAAGGCTGTCCGAGATTCTCACCCATCTTCGCGGTGCTACGCCCGCCCACGCCGAGAACGGTGACGGAGCCGGCAGTGCCCGAACAGCCGCACCCCCCGAGGAGACCGAGACCAAGGACCCGCCACGGGACTTCTTGGCCACCGGCCGTATGCGAGGGGCCGCGCGCTCGCTCCGTACATCACGTTCTCAGGAGGTCCCACCGTGGAAGCTCTGACAGCGGCGCGCGCAACCAACAAGCGGCGCCAGTACCCGCCCATCGCCGGCGGTGCACCCACTCTCGACGAGCTGCGCAACCGGGTCACCGAGATCCGGGCGCGCTTGCAGGAGATCGACTCCAATGCGCAGGGACGCGGCCTCGATGACGACGAGAAGCGCGAGTGGAACGAGCTCAGCCAAGAGCTCGTGACCTCCGAGGACGCCATCGAGGAAGGCACCAAGCGCCAGGACTGGATCACCCAGATCTCCGAGCGGGCCGATGCCCGTGAGCAGGGTGCCCACTTCGGCGTGGCCCCGCCCCGCAGCCAGGCCGGCCGGGAGGATCTGTGGGACCTGACCACGATCCGGTCGAACTTCGCCTCGCCCGAGGAGATGATCCGCGAGACCCAGGACCGGGCCCACCGCGCGATCGAGACGTTCACCTTCCCGCACCAGGACATCCAGCGGGGCAAGGTCCCGCCTGACTTCGTGCGCGGCCACCTCGAGTTCCTGATGAACAACATCCGCGAGGAGAACGAGGGCGAGTTCGCGGCCTACGTGCTGCGCAACGGCTCTCCGATGTATCACCGGGCCTTCGCCAAGATGATGCTCAACCAGGCGCTCTCCACGGACGAGCAGCGCGCGCTGGCCGTATCGACTGGCGCAGCTGGCGGCTACGCCGTGCCGATCACGCTCGACCCGACCGTGATCCCGATCTCCAACGGCGTGGTCAACCCGATCCGGGCCATCGCCCGCAAGGCGACCATCACCGGTCTCGAGTACCGCGGGCTCACCGCTGGCGCCGTCGTCGCCTCCTATGGCCCGGAAGGAACCGAGGCATCGGACAACTCGCCGAACCTGGCCCAGCCCGACGTGTTCGTGGAGAAGGCTCAGTCCTTCATCCCGTACTCGATCGAAATCGGGATGGACTGGAACGGACTGCAGGCCGCGATCGCCAAGCTGATCGGCGATGCCAAGGACGTCGTCGAGGGCAACAAGTTCACCCTCGGCGCAGGCCATGGCTCCAACGAGCCCTCGGGCCTGATCACGGGCTCGACCAACACGGTCACGACCGCCGGCTCGGCCTCGTTCGCGGTCGCCGACCTCTACACGCTCGAGGAGGCGCTGCCTCCACGCTTCCGCCCGATGGGGCAGTTCATCGGCAACCGCCACGTCTACAACCTCGTGCGCCAGTTTGGGCAGTCGGCCAACCAGAACCTGTGGATGCCGATCGTCAACCCGGCGGGGGGTCCGCTGTCGCTGGGCCTCGCCAACCGGCCGTTCGAGGAGGGCGGCAACCTCGGTCAGAAGCTGATCGGCTATCCCGCCAACGAGGCATCGGACATGGTGACGACCCTGACCACGGGCTCGAAGATCCTCGTGCTCGGCGATCCGGACTACTACCTCATCGTGGACCGGATCGGAATGACGATCGAGCAGATTCCGATGCTGTTCGGTTCCAACCGCAGGCCGACCGGCCAGCGGGGCATGTACGCGTACTGGCGAAACACCGGGGTGGTGGTCGACCCGGCGGCTTGGCGAGTCCTCGTCACGTCCTGACAACGGACATCGGCGGAAAGGCGATCCGAGCGATGATCCGGGTCCCCTACGTGGCGGGCCGACTGTCGCCGAGCACGGCCATCTGGGCGTCGACGAACGATGCCCGGATGGTCGAGCTGGATGACAGGCCCGAGGCGTACTGGGAGGCGCTGTGCCAGTGGTGGCACGAGCCGGGGGACCTGGTGATCGTCGAGCACGACGTTCTGCCGGCCGATGGAGTAGTAGAGGAGATGCTCGCCTGTCCCTCGGAATGGTGCGTGAGTCCCTACTCGCTCACGTTCCCCGAGGGCGAGGTGTCGTGGGCTTGGGTGCTCGGCTGCACGAAGTTCTCGGAGGGCGCACGTCGACGCCATCCGGATGCGGCCGAGCTCTCGGGTCTACAGGGGAAGCACGAGGTCGATCCTCCCTATGTGTGGTGGAGGCTCGACGTCCGTCTCTCCTGTGCGCTGGCTAGAGTGGGCACCTTGCCGCACGCCCACCGTCAGTCGCGGCACCTGCATTCACAACCGGCCCTCAAGGAGGTCCGATGAGCGATAACCCGGCGCAGATCATGGAGGCCACGGAGGACTTCATCTGCGAGGTCAACGGCGAGCGCATGCTCTTCCACGCGAACGAGTCTCGAGTGGCGGCATCCCACCCGGTCGTGGCCGTTCATCCCAGCCGCTTCCGTCCCGTCGAGGAGAACCTCGCCTACACCGACGAGATGGCCACCGACAACCCAGGCGAGCGCCGCTCGAGGGCCGTGCCCCGTCAGCGTCAAGCCGTGGCAGCAGCTAAGGAGGACTGATGGGCGCAGTATTCGAGGCACAGCCAGAGCCCACCCCCGAGCCGGCCCCGCCGCCGGAGCCGGAGCCCACACCCGAACCAGAGGAGCCGACCGTGGCTGAGAACGAAGAGAAGAGCGGATCCGCCACCGAGCGCGAGCTCGCGCGGATGAAGGAGGAGGCCGAGGCCCGCCAGAAGGCCGACGAGGAGGCGATCGAGGCTCAGCACGCCGCCACCGAGGCCTTCCGCGAGGAGTACGAGAACTCGGACCGCGGCGCGGTGCGCCGGCAGATCGAGGAGGCCGAGGCAGCTATGCGCGGTCCCCACCCACTGGAGGGATTTACGGTCGGCGATCCGACCCAGGGACCGTCCACCTGATACCCGCATCCGTCTGACGGAGGTGTAGGCGATGGCGTTCGACGCCCACTCCAACTTCGCCATCAGTGCGGTGGCGACGGCGCCATCCCCTGCTGGCTCGGGCACGACGCTGGGTGTCTCGAGCGGGGACGGTTCGAAGTTCCCGGCCGTTCCCTTCAACGCAACTGTGTGGGCGTCGGGCCAGACGCCCACCCTGTCCAATGCCGAGATCGTCCGCGTCACGGCGCGCTCGGGCGACAGCTTCACGGCGATCACCCGAGCCCAGGAGGGAACCTCGGCTCGCACGGTCGTGATCGGCGATCAGATCATGGCCGCGATCACGGCCAAGGTCCTCACCGACATCGAGACGCAGCTCGCGCCGCTGGCGAGTCCAGCTCTTACCGGGACGCCGACCGCACCGACCCAAGCGCCCTCGGACAACAGCCCGAGACTCGCGACTACGGCCTACGTGACGGCGGGGATCTCAACAGCGATCACGGGCCTTGCGCCGCTGGCGAGCCCGGCCTTCACGGGAACGCCCACGGCGCCCACCGTTGCCTCAAGCGCGGATAGCACGACCAAGATCGCCACCACGGCCTTCGTCCATGCCGTTGCGGGCGCCGGCGTCACCCTCGCTGCCGTTGCGGCCGCACAGCCGTTCTACGTGGACCTGCCCGAGAACCACGGCGCCAAGCGCGACGGCAAGCGCATCCTCGATGCTGCGATGGCGAGCGGGTCGACGACGCTGACATCGGCGAGTGCCGCCTTCACCTCAGCCGACGCCGGCAAGATCATGGTCGTCACCGGAGCTGGTTCTGGTGGCGGCAAGCTCGTCACGACGATCTCGAGCTTCACCAACGCGACCACCGTGGTGCTCGCCGCGGCCAACGCCTCTGGCGGCGCTGTGTCTTCAGCCGCTGCCGTATACGGGACGGACGACACGGCAGCCTGCGCGGCGGCCGTTGCGAATGCGGTGACGCAGGGGATCGCGAACGGCTCGTACTTCGGCGAGGTGTGGTTCAGCGCCGGCATCTACATGCTGAGCGGAGCGGTCAGCGGCCACGGCTCTCCCAACTTCGCGAGCTCGCAGATCCCGCTGCCGATGATCGCTTCGGGCACGAGTGCGCAGAAGTTCGAGCTCGTCCTCAAAGGGCTGGGCTCGGGCGGCGCGGTATCACTGCCGCACTGGAACCAGACGACGGGCCAGATCTCGGGCGCCACGCTCTACACCACGCTCGTCGGCACCAACGATGTGACCTACGGCGAGGCATCGGTCATCGGTGGGGCAACAGAGGCTCAGGGCTACGGTGGCGGCTCCGGCAATGCTTGGTCGAACATGCTGGTCGTCGTGGATGGTCTGAGAATTGTCTCGGCGACGGTCAACCCGACGATGACTGGCTTCAACTTCGAGGGCCTGCTCGAGGCCAAGATTGTCTCGGCGAGTTATATGGCCGATGCGTCGCCCGCGGCGATGACGGCAGCGATGCCCTATACGAACCAGTGGGCGACCGGTCTCAAGATGCCGGCGACCAACAACAACGATCTCTGTGTCGTTCAGGACTGGTCGGCCGAGGGCGTGTGGTATTCGATCACCCTGACCGAGCACTGTGATGTCAAGTCGATGCGGTCGGTCTACTGCGGCTGGGGGATCATGCTCGACAACCGGACGAGCACGCCGCATACGGCACACGTGTGGATGGCGAGCATCGAGATCTGCACGAACATGATCGGCCTGCTGGGAACGGGGGGCAACTTCCGGATCGACATGGACGTGGTCGATGGCGAAGGTGGTGGCTTCATCTGGGACGGCAACAGCCTGGTGTACGGCAGGATCGGCATCACCGCCAACGTCACGCCAGCCTACTCAACTGCCAGCAATACGCCTCGCTCGGCCTACATCGGCAACTGGTCGAGCACGCCTCTCAACGGCCGCTTCATCAACCTGCGGGCGCTCGACATCATCGCCGGGGCCTTCACGACCAATCCCACCGTGCCGGCGACAGGTGTGGACTTCTGGAACGGCTTCGGGCGCGACTGTGCGGTGAGCATCGGCGGAACAGGCCTAACGGTGGTAGCCATTGATGGCCAAACTCAGCAGGTTGTACCCGGTGTGTACATCGTGCCCGAGGGCAAGAAGATCAATCTGACGTACACCGGCACGGTTACCTGGGCTTGGATCGCGCTATGAGCTTCGTAGTCCCAGAGATCATCGCGGGGGCGGGTTCGCCGGAGGTCTTGGCGTACTCGGGGACGGCAAAGCTTCTTCGTAGTGCATACGGCGGCTCGGGGTACAGCTACGCGCCAGTCGCATCCGATCATTTCAACCGAGCCAACGCAGCGGTCGGCGGGGTGGGCAACTGGACGAACTTCGCAAGCGGTGGCATGTCGATCGTCTCGAACGAGGTCAGGCCCACGGTTGTCGGTGGCCCGACGCCTTACGGCTGCTACCGGACGAGCGAGACGTACAACAGCAACCAGTATTCGCAAATAACGGTCGGCTCGCTGCCTCTCTTCTCTGGCGATTTCGTTGGTGTGGCGGTCCGTTGCCAGGACGCATCGAACTTCTACGTGATGCGCTACTACTACGACGGGTCGCATTTCATCTTGGATTGCTTCAAGGTGACCGCCGGTACTTGGGCCCAGATCCAGACCCTGAACCTGTCTGGGGCTTTTGCGTCGGGCCTTGTGGCGGGCACCGTGCTCACGTTCATAGCGGAGTCATCGCGTCTCTCCGGCCTGATAAACGGGCAGCAGCAATGGGTCTTCGGCGACACCACGTTCACGGGCGGTTCCCCGGGGATATCCGGCTATGAGACGAGCGGCAACCATCCCACGCTAGACAACTGGCAGGCCGGCAACGTCGTGCTCGGACCGACGCTCGCGTCGGATAACTTCAATCGAGCTAACGGCGGCGCGTCCGCGGGGCAGGCCAACTGGAGCGCCCCTGCCGTGTCGTTCAGCGGCGTCTCGTCTCAGGATGCAACGATCGTCTCCAACCAGCTCAATCTGTCGGGCACCTCCTCGCACTTCACCGACGTTCGCGCCAATGAGACATACAGTCCCAATCAGTGGGCGTCTATCCAGATCGGGTCGGTGCCGGTGCTGGCGGGCTCGAGTGGCTTCGTGGGAGCCGTGGTCAGGTGGAACGGCACCAATGGCTACATGGGCTGCGTGTTCGGCGCCCCGAACCAGTACCAGATTTACAAGCTCACGGTGGGATCGCCATCGACCCAGCTCGTCGCGAGCTCCACACTCGGCTCAACGCCCCCCGCGGGCACCGTGATCACACTCGTGGTGCGGAACAGCTTGCTCCGGCTTCTTGCCAATGGCGTAGAGCAGATAGCAATTGCCGATAGCTCGTTAACGTCGGGAGTACCAGGGCTCCAGTGTTTCAATCCCTCGACCGCCGATAACTGGAGCGCAGGTAACGCATGATCGGCGGCGAGTATCCCGGCGAGGCGCTGTTCGGAGGAATGGTCATGGGCACGATCACCGGGCCGCCGCCGCCGCCCACGGGCCTTCCGGTCCTGAGCTACCCCACCAGTCTGAACCTGAACGACTACAACACGACCCTGTTCTTGGTCGAGTACGACACCACTCTAAGGATCATGGTCTAGGCGATGTCACCAACCGTCAAGCAATACGACACCTACCCGCCCTGGGTCTTTGCGCTGAGCGATGATGAGGGCCCCATTCCTCTGTCCGGCGCATCGTCGGTGAAGATCATCATGAAGGTCGTGGGAGCTACCGGGGCGGTTGGCCCGCTGAATGCCAGTATCACCGGCGAGCAGACCTTCACGGCCTCGAGCGTTATCGGCAGCCCGACGCTCACGAGCATCTCGAGCCTCACCAGCATCATCGAAGGCTCAACGCTCATCGGCTCCGGCGTTGCGCCCAATGCCACCGTGCTCGAGATCGACCCCTACGCGAACACGATCCAGATGAGCGCTCCGGCCACGGCAACGGTCGCCAGCATGTCGGTCATAGCGAACCGCGGCATGATCAGCTATACGCCCACCTCCACGGACACCTCGGTCCCGGGCGTCTACAACATCGAGGCGTCCATCCACTGGGACGCCGGCGGGACGCAGATCACCAAGGTCCCCAACCAGCAGAACGCGAACCCGCAGCTTCAGATCGATCCGGACCTGTTGGGCACAACGGAATGAGTGATGCTCTCGGCAACCGGAATCCCGACCTCGGTTGACCGGGTCCAACAGGGCCAAGCGGCAACCATCTGGACGCAGTGGGAGCAGGCCGGGGCTCAGGTGGACCCCGGTGTCGTGACGGTCACGGTCAACTCGGATCGCTCGGGGACGGCGATCCTCACGGGCGCCCCCACCACGGTGACCGGGATGGCGCGCGGCGTCACGCTCCCCAACACCCTGACCCAGAACCTCGATCTGCTGACCCTGATGTGGACCGCGGCGGATGGGTCCTTCCAGGTGACCAGTGTCGAGGTGGTTGGGCGCTACCTGTTCGGGGCCGTTGCAGCTCGGGCCCGGTCCCCGCTGCAGGACACCACGACCTACCCGAGCGATGCGATCGCGGCCTACCGGACCTACGCCGAGATTGCCATCGAGGACATCTGCGGCGTGTCCTTCGTGCCCCGCTACTCGAGGGACGTGGCCCGGCTGAGCTCTTGGGGGATGCTCGAGCTTCCGCGACGCAAGATCACCAGCCTCGTGCAGGTCACGACGACGACCAACCAGGGCCCGCAGCCGGTGTCCTCGCTGACGGGCGCGCGCCTCATGCCCGGGGGCCTCGTCTACCTGCCGTCCTACTGGAACTTCTTCTCGTACCCGATCGCCGTGGCCTACGAACACGGCTATCCCTACCCGCCGCCCCGTGTATCGCGGGCCGCGCTCGAGCTGGCGCGGCGCTGGCTGATCGAGTCGCCTTGGGACGAGCGCATGACGGCCTTTCGCTCCCGTGAGGGTGGCGAGGTCGACATCCTCACAGCCAAGGGCGACCCGTTCGACATCCCTGAGGTGGTGGCCGTATCCGAGCTGTATGGGCTACCGCTGGTGGCGTGATGATCCTGCCCGATCACAACGCCCACCTGATCAAGATCGAATCCGATCCGGTGCCGGCGGACCCGGATCTCGGCATCGCGGCGGTGCCGGCCGCGATCAGGTGGCAGGGCGATGTCTGGGCTCACCTCGAGGATGACGTGCGAGAGGTCATCCGCGGCGGGCAGCAGGTGACCATCTTCCAGACCATGTGCGTCCTGCCCCAGAACCTGCCGGTGCGCCCGGCCACCACCGATCAGCTGACCTTCACGGTCATGCCGGGCGGCACGACGCTGGTGCTCAAGGTGCGGGAGGTCAACGACCGCTTCCGCCAGCTCGGCTTCATCAACGTGATCGCGAGGGTGGCGTGAGCCCGGCCCGAAATTCCACTAATCCCACCCTTTGGGGTATGAAGTACACCCTTTTGGGTGGGTTTAGGGGTGGGTTTACGACCCCCCGCAGATTTGCGTCCGCACGAGCTCGCGCTGCCGGCAGCTCGTTTTCTCCTTCGCCGCAGCCGCTCGCCGGGCCGCGTTTCATGCCCTGTCCAAACGTTCAGACACTCCTTGAGCTCACCCGGCAGCTCGCCGAGAGCGACTCGAGATGAGCTGAATGGCATACACCGGTCCCCTGGGTCGCGCCTTCTTACGCCGCGGCGGTCCCGGATACGAGTCCGACTGGTACGGCGACGCGATCGTCAACTCGGTCGCTGATGCAGCTCGCTCGGCCATCACCGAAGTGGTCCGGGGCATTGCCGAGGACATCCGCAACGAGCACCCGAACTGGGACCACAAGACCCACCAGCTTCACGATGCGGTCTTCTCCAAGCCGGCGATCATCGAGTGGTCCACGCACCAGCCCGGAGCTCCCCACGTCTGGGGCGAGGCCGGCATCCTCGACACCCCCCGCTGGCGCACCACCGAGGAGGACGAGGAGGCCCCGCACTGGACCCGCGATCCCCACACCGGCCAGTTCCGGCTGCTCACCAACATGGACGTGGCGATGTTCCTCGAGTTCGGCACCGCCCGCATGGAGCCGAAGACGCCCTGGCTCTACGACGCCTGGGACCGCAACGTGGTCAAGCTGCCGGCGCTGATCAAGGAGTACACCGTGCGCAATCAGGCGGGCGGCACGCCCTTCGCGATCCGCAACCACCTCGGCCAGTTCGCTCCCCATGAGGGACCCTGATGCCCTCAGCTCCCGATGCCTGCGAAGCCCTCAAGGCGGTCCTCCTGGCGGACGCCACCGTCTCGAGTCTGACCGCCGGCAACATCTTCGACCGCGAGCTCCCCTACGCCGAGGACTTCTCCATGCCGATCAAGTGCGTGGTGCTCAGGCCGGCTGGTGGGCCTCCGGGGCCGGCGACCCTCCCGCTTCAGATCCTCCGCATCACCACGATGTGCTACGGCGAGACGCCCCACCTCGCTGGCCGGGTGCTCGGGGCCGTCTACATGGTGCTCAACAACCTCACGCCCAGGGTCTACAACAACACCCTGGTCTATTCCTGCATGGTGAGCACGGGCGAGATATCGCTCAGAGACCCCGACGAGCACTGGCCATATTCGCTGATGAGCTGGCTGGTACGAATCGGAGTCGATCCCTAGGATGTCGCCTTGGCTGGTGAGATCATCCATTTAGCCCAGAGGAGCAGCGTGTCCCCCACCTTCCTATTCAACGCCCCGCCCCACCATGAGATCGTCTTTCCGGACCGAGTCGTTCACGGCGGCGAGACGCTCGAGGTGGCCGAGGGAACCGATCCGGCCCTGATCGATGCGCGTCTCATCCCAACGGAGGGCGAGCAGGTCACCGAGTCCCCGGAGTCCGAGCAGCCGGTAGAGGCCGCACCCGCCGAGCAGGTCACCGAGCCCGCTGGCGGCGAGGAGGTCCCCTCGGCATGATCGAGCTCGGACGCGAGAAGGACGTCCTCTTGGGATTCGTGCACGACGGCTGGCGGGTGGGCACCGCCGGCTGGTTCTTCTCGGTTCTGGGCGTTCTCGACGAGCAGGCCAAGCGCGAGGCGAGGGGACAGCGTCGCCGGCTCACCGAGATCCACGACGCGGCGGGGCCCTACATCCATGACAACCGCTCCCGCGTCGCCCGCTACTTCCTCGAGGAGACCGACAAGCAGTGGCTGTGGTTCCTCGACAACGACATCGAGTTCGAGCCAGATGCCCTCGACCAGCTCCTCGAGGCGGCGGAGGAGCACGACGTCCGCATCCTCGGCGCTCCCTACCCCAACGCCTATGGCAAGAGCGAGGCCTATCTCTCGTGGCTCGTCTTCACCCCGGACGGCATCAAGGCCCTGCCGGAGAGCGTGCTTGAGGACCAGACCGACCCGGTCGAGATCACGGCGATCGGCATGGGCTGCACGCTGATCCACCGGGACGTCCTGCAGGATGTCGCCGACATGCATGGCGGCGACCCATGGGACACCTTCGCCGCCGACATCCTGCTCGAATTCGAGGACGGCGGATTCCTCGTGGGCCGCGTGCCCGAGGACCTCGAGAAGGCCATGTCCAATGGGCGCATCCTTCGCCGGATGTCGAGGATGGGCGAGGACGTGACCTTCCCGGTCGATCCTCAGACCCCCGTACTGAGGGCTGACTGGCGCTGGCAGCCGATCGAGCGCTTCGGGATCGGCGATCGCGTTCTGTCCTTTGACGAATACGGCACGCCTCATTCGAGCCGGCGCTACGACCGTGCGCAGGTCACGGGGATCGTCGAAAGGCGCCTGCCGCGCCTGCGACTCATAACCGCGAATGGCGAGATCATCACAACCGCGGAGCACCCCTGGCTCAGCCATCACCACGGGCACCATGCTTGGCAATGGACTGCGGCCAATGAGCTTCGCGTGGGCGATCCGATGGCGATCGTCATGCCTCAGGCGCGCAACCCGAAGAGCGAGTCCGAGGACTACGCGCTGGGCTACGTTCAGGGCCTCCTGCACAGTGATGGGACGAGATCCGGCTTTCAGCACGTTGTCCGTATGAAGGACACCGAGCCGCTCGAGCGCATGGCAACCATGCTGGCGCGCTTGGGCATCGAGTCGGTGCGCGGAGCGGCCCACTGGGATGGCAATCCTCGCCATGCTCCGATGCATCGCCTGAGCGTGAACGAGATGGTTGCGTCGTCTTGGCTGGAGCCGGTCTGGGAGATGACTCGAATTCCCTCAAGGGACTTTGCGGCTGGCTATCTCGCCGGCATGTATGACGGGGACGGCAGCCATCATGGCGGTAAGCTTCAGATCCACAGCATCCGCGACAGCTACAAGGACCGCCTCGAAGAGGCCGCGCGGTATGTCGGAGTGCCGTTCACGGGCCGGGGACCGCGATCGGTCTCGATGCATGGGCAGGAGAACATCTTCTGCTTCTGGCAGAGCACGCTTCCGTCACTATCGCGACGCACCTTCCCTCGGGGACAGGCTCGAACCGGGCAGGAGGTCAGGCACGAGCCGGCCACGCTGCTTGCCAAGGAACGTCTGCCCGAGGCCGATGTTCTGTGTCTGCAGACATCGAGTTCGACGTTCATCGCCGATGGCTACGCGTCGCACAACTGCCTGCGGGCCCGGCGAGCGGGTCATCTCACCTACGGGCTTCCCACCCTTCTCGTCGATCACTTCAAGCCCACATATGTCAGCCACATGGCGCACGGGCGCTCGAGCGCGCCGCAGCTCCTCGGATCAAAGGAGGACTAGCTCGTGCAACCGTACGAAGTCATCTGTGCGCCATACACCGTCTTGGCGACCACGGTGGCCCTCGCTCAGTCGGTGGGCTTCCCGCCCATCAACATGAGCAACCCGGCGCCGCAGACGGGAACGGTGCTCACCGGGCCCTTCACGGTCTGGAGCCAGGTCGGCACGTCCGGCAACAAGAACTACTCGGACACCGGCGTGACCGTCACCCACACCCAGACGGTGTCGACGTTCATCCCGGCCGGTTCGACCACGGTGCGCAAGGCGTGGCGCACGGACGAGGGCCTGACCATCGCCTTCGAGGTGGCCGACCTCAGCCCGGTGACCTACGCGCTGCTCATGGACAACATCGCCCTTACAACCACGCCGGCAACGTCCGGCGCGGGTGGCGATAACCACTTCGAGCTGATGCGCGGCGTGCAGGTCAGCCAGTACGCCCTGTGCATCCGCGGCATCAGCCCGGTTCAGGAGGCCTATGGCGCCCAGTACGAGGTGCCCTCCGCCTTCATGATGGGCAACCCGGCGCCGCGGTATTCCAAGCAGGGTCCGGCTCTGCTGGCGATCGAGTTCCACGCCTTCGAGCTCACCCCGGGACACCTTGCGACGTGGCGGGCGGCGACGACGCCATAAGCGAGATGCCAAGTGGAAACGCTCTGCGCCGAGCTGCCCGGCAGGCAACCGCCGAGCGGGTCATCGGTGCGGAGGCAACGGCCCTCATTGCGCGCGACCCACATCTCGCAGTGGAGCGCGCGCAGAGGGCCTACAACGAGGCTCGCCGAGCTCGAAGGGCGAGCCTCGAGATGCGGCGTCAGGCCCAGCGGATGATGCGCGAGTTCGACGTCTTCCGCGATCACCTCGAGGCGCTCGGCATCAAGGTTGTGATCGAGCCAGACCCCGTCACCCATCCAGCTCCAGGAGGCCGGACCAGTGACTGCAACAGCGTCACCGCAGACAGATAACGCCGCGGCGCTTGCCGAGACCACGGCGAGCATTGCCGAGGCTGCCATCGACGCCGGCGTTCTGCCGGCGCCGCCGGAGGAGAAGGAGGACGACGAGAACGTCCTCGACCTCGTCTCCATCGCCCCCACCAGGCGCCTGGTGCGGGTCCCCACCAAGGACAAGCCAGAGGGCCAGACCTTCGAGCTTCGCCTCATGGACGACTTCGGAATCATGCAGCAGCAGGAGCTCCTCTCGTGGGGCCGGCGCTATGACGCTCTGTTCAACAAGGAAGAGGACCTCACGGACGATGAGCGGCTGAAGCTCAAGCACTACCTCGACTCGATCTTCGACACCGTGCTCGATGCCCCCAAGGCGGTCAAGAAGACCATGCCGGACGGGGTCCGAAACCGGGTGGTGACGGCTTTTACGTTGGCGCCTCTGCTGGCGCGGCAGGAGGCGGATCGCAAGGAAGCGGAGAAGGCCGCGCAGGAGAATCCACAGACTTCGGAGAGCTGATCCCTCGGCTTCAGCGCTTCTACGGAGGAGATCCCCAGAAGTGGCTCACAATGCCGACGCGACTCTTTTGGATCTATGCCAAGGCCCTCCCGATCCTGCACGCCCGCGAGTCGATCCACCACATCAACGAG